CCCCTTCCGCGGCGTCCGCGCGCCGCACGACGATCTCGACGCCCGGGGATCCCCCGAAGCGCTTCTCGGCCTCGACGGCGACCACCTGGGCGTCGTCGACCCACACGACGTGCGTGAGCGCGTCGAGGACGCACCGCACGAGCTTGTCGAGGTCCGGCTTCTTCGCCGGGTGCGCGGGCGCGCTCTTCACGAGCCGCGTCCCTTTCGCGTTCCAGTGCCCCTTCGGGCGCGGCATGTGGAAGACGAGCCACACCCGCACGGGCTCGGGGGAGGGCTCGCGCGGCGCGATTGCGTGCCGCGCCTCGAAGGCGATCGACTGCTCCCACGGCCGCGTCTTCGCGTTCGCGTTCGTCGTGACGGCTCGCCCGCGGATCACGAAGGATCGCGTGCTTCCCTTCGGGACGGGAACGCCGCGCACCATGAGGCTGAGCAGGAGCGAGTCGGTGCGCGGGCGAGCGACGTGCTCGAGGGTGGCGCCGTTCACGCCGGACGACTCGCGGGCGAGGGCATGCGCGGCGGGATCGAGGATCGTCACGAGCCACCGCGGGCACGAGCCCAGCGAGCGTCGCTCTCGGCGGCAGCCTTCTTGTTTCGGTCGAGCATGGCTTGGTGCCTCGCCATGCCCTCGGCTTCAGCTTTCTTGGTGCCCTTGCCGTCGCACCAGTAGCAGGTGACCGCGTGGCCGTCCCCGCCGCACGTGCAGTAGTCTCCGCTGCAAGCAGCGCCCTGCTTCCCGCTCCCGGAGCAGAAGCCACACCGCTTGCCGATCGGAGGGCGACGCTCTCTCCGTGATCGCTTCGTCGTCGTCGTTCTCTTCAAGCGCTGGCCTCCGATCGGTGACTCCGGGCGTGCGCGGAGAGCGCGCGCCGGTTCTGGAACACGCGTCCGCACGAGCACGCGAGCCCGACCGGATCCCGCGCGACCGCAGCCGCGAGCACGTCGCTCGGCGGAGGGAGGCCGGACGCTCCTCCGAGCGCCGTCCCGTCGCGGAGAAGCTCCTCCTCCTCCTCCTGCGCGTCCTCGTCCGCCTCGGAGAAGGCGAGAGTCCTGGCCGCGCACGCTTCGCACGTGCCGGTCTCGCACGGGCACTCCTCGTCCGTCTCCGCGAGAGACACGCCCCCCGCGGAGAGCGCGGGGGCGCCCTCCGCGGGGGACGTCGGGGGAGTCGTTGCGGACGTGGAAGGAGCGGGAGCGGCCACCGGCCCGGGCCCCGCGACGTCCCCGGGCGTGTTCTTCGCGCGCTGCTCGTCGAGGAAGGCGTCGGTCCGCGCCTTCGCGCGGGCGAGCACCTCGGCCTGGAAGGACGCGTCGGCCTCCGTCTGCGTGATCGGTGGAGGCGAGTGCGTGCGACCCGGCTTCTCGCCCCCGGTCACCTGCCGGTCAGGGACTTGTGAGACAGGCCCCGTGGCGGGGGCGAAGGGGACAGGGAGAGAGGGCGTGGGCGCCCCCGCCACGGGAGCCTTGTTCTCGTCGACCGGCTCGGACGCGAGCCGGTCGTATGCCTGGCGCGGCTCGGGCGGCTCCGTCTTGCGCTCGCCCGCCGCGACCACGCGGAGGAAGTGCCTTCGTCCGCGCGCCACGACGACGCCGCGCTGTTCGACTCGCCGCTTGAATTCGAACTTGAACGCGTCGGCTTCCTTCTTCGCCTCGCGCGCGCGCGCCGCGAGCTCCTCGACCACGCTCGCGAGGTTCTCGTCGGAGAGGCCGAGCGGCCCCGGAGCGTCCGGCGTCGGGGGAGCCGCGAGCCAGTCGCGCCGCTCCTGGCAGTAGCGCGTGAACCCGCACATGGAGCACGCGTCGCCCGGGCGCGCGGGCCAGTCCGTCGCCGTCGCGATCTTCGCCACCGCGGCTCGCGCGAGCGCCACCGCCGCGTCGTCGAGCTCGAGCGTCCACCGCACGCGCGTCGGCTCCGCGTCGAGCCCGATCCACACGAGGTGGAGGTCGATCTCGTCCGCCTCCGGCCAGAGCGAGGCCGCCGCCGAGAGGTATAGGAGCACCTGCGGATCCCGGCGCGCGTCCTTCTCGCCGAGGAACGAGCCAGGGCCCGTCTTCCAGTCGACGACGCGGATCCGCTTCCCGTCCGTGCTCGCGAGCACGAGATCGAAGATCCCTCCCACGCGAACGGCGACGTCGCCCGAGGCCAGCGTGAGCCCCGCGTCACCGAGCTCGCGCACGAACGAGCGCTCGACCCACACGCCGCCGTCCTCGTGCTCGAGCGGCGAGAGCTCCGGGTGGTCGAGGTAGGGCGAGACGCGCCGCACGGCCTCTTCCGCGAGGTCGCGCGACTGGAGCAACGCCTCGGCGTGGAACTGGCTCTCGCCCGCAACGGCGTCGAGCGCCGTGAGCAGCTCGCGCGTGCTCGTCGGACCCATGACGCCCCACGAGGAGCGGTCACGGACGAGCGTCGCGAGCGCGCGGTGCCAGAGGTCTCCGACGCGCGCGGGGAGTCCGGGCGCCTCCTGGTGGAGGCGCACCTCGCGCGGACCGTAGGTCCAACGGAACTGTTGCTCGCACGCCTCGAGGATCTTGAGGCTGTTCGCCGAGACGTCGTGCCCGCGCGGTCTGGTCATGAACTCGCCTCGCCGTCGCCGTCGCCGTAGCCGGAGCCGTCGCCGTAGCCGTAGCCGTAGCCGGAGCCGTAGCCGTAGCCGGAGCCGTAGCCGGAGCCGGAGCCGTCGCCGTAGCCGGAGCCGTCGCCGTAGCCGTCGCCGTAGCCGTCGCCGTCGCCGTCGCCGTCGCCGTAGCCGTAGCCGTAGCCGGAGCCGTAGCCGGAGCCGGAGCCGTAGCCGTAGCCGTCGCCGTCGCCGGAGCCGGAGCCGTAGCCGTAGCCGTAGCCGTCGCCGGAGCCGGAGCCGGAGCCGTAGCCGTCGCCGTAGCCGGAGCCGGAACCGTAGCCGGAACCGTAGCGCGCCCATTCGGGCGCGCTCCGCTCCGTCTTCCGGCTGGCCGCCTTCAGCCTCCCCAGCACGGAGCCGTCTCCCACACCTTCACGGCCGAGGCCGTGACGCCCGCGACGCACGTCACCTTCTGGAGCGTGACGGGGCCCTTGCAGAAGGCGCCGATCCGCGAGCCGTTGCCGCTCACGGTCGCGTCGACCGGCCCGACCTCCGCGAGCCCCAGGAAGCCGCCCGTCTTCGAGCTCCAGTAGAGGCAGTTGCGGACGTCCGTGAGTCGCACGGTCGTCGCGTCCTCCGGGTCGGCCGTCCAGCCGTAGAACACGCCGCGGTGTTCCGTCGTCACGAGCACCGCGCGCGTCGCGGGTGCCGTCTTCGCCTTGGCCTTGGCGCTCTTCGGCGCCGCCTTCGTCTTCGTCACGATCGTTCTCCGTTCCGTTGGTGGGCTGCGGGCCGCCCGGAGGAAGTCCCCGGGCGGCGAGTCGTTCACGCCGCGGGGGTCTTCCGCTCCGGGAGGAGGGCGACGAACGCCTTGACCTGGACTAGCGCGGCCCCGCGCCTCGGTTCCTTCCCGACGCGAGCCCAGATGTTCTTGATCTCCGAGTCGGGCCAGCCCTGCGACTGCGCCGCCTTCGAGACGGCGGCGGTGAGCGCGGCGTCCACGACGCCCGGGTCGCGCTTCGGGTCGAGGAGCTGCTGAGCAACGAGCGGGTCCTGGAGCCGCTCGAGCACGAGCGCGAGCGTCGCGCGCTCGGCGGCGCGGAAGACGGACTCGGCGTCGAGCGCGGGAGGTCCGACCGGGACCGTGGAAGTCTTCGCGGCCGGCGCTCCGGTCGCCATGGTCCCGGATCCGCCGCACGCGGGGCACGCCCCGGGCCCGTTCGTGTTGTCGCCCGAGCCGCCGCAATCCTCGCAGTCGTCGGACGCCGACGCGGGTGAGCGCCGCTCCGTCGCCTTCGTGGCGGAGCGAGCCTCGTCGCGCGGCACGTCGCGGACGCGTCGACCCGACGGCCCGCGCGGAGACTCCTCGCGTCGGTCGTCGCGGGAGGCGTGGTCCATGTCCTCGCCTTCGGCGACGCGCGGCATGAGGAGGAGGTCGCGGAGGAGGTAGGCGAGCGACGTCGTGCGTGCGCTCGCGACGGCCTTGTCGAGCGGGCGCCCCTTGTCCGGCACGATCGGCCACGACGTCGTGAGGTAGATCGACTCCCCCGAGGAGTGGACGAGGAGGAGCCCACGGGTGAGCACCCACGAGACCGGCTGGCCCTCGGCCGCGGGCGAGGCCGCGACGGAGTCGTTCTGCGGGACGAGCGCGAGGCCGGTCCCCTCGAGGGCGTGCTTCGCCTCACCGAGGATCGCTTCCGCGCTGGCGTAGGCGTAGCGGTGGAACGTGTTCTGCGCGTCCTTCTCGACGGCGCGCGCGCGGGCCTGAGCCTGCGCGAGCGCGGCGGCGAGGGCGCCCTTCGTTTCGGTCACGATCGCTCCTTCTTGTGCGTGTCGCACTTCTGGGCCGGGAGGCGGGGCGGGTGCTGGTGCGAGACGCACACGCAGCCGCCCGTGCAGCAGCCGCACGTGAGCGCGCGCGGCCCGCCCTTGCGTGTGAGGTTGAGCCGGCCGACGTCGCTCACGACGCCGCTCCGGTCGACGTCGAGGCGGGCACGCCGATCGCCGGGAGGTCGTCCTCGGGCTCCGGGTTGGAGATCGCGTCCGGCACGTCGAGCGGCGTCGGCTGGAGGGCCGCGCGCTCGTCGTCGAGCCGACCCGAGAGGACGTGGATCCAGAAGCACGCGCTCCGAGCCGCCTTCGCCTTCTCGGGGGTGAGGAGCGGGGCGCGGTCGCTCGAGTAGCGGGGCGCGATCGGGAGGTGCCCGGTCGCCTGGTCGAGCAGCTCGCGCAGCCGCTCCTGCAACGCCACGCAGTATTCGCGGCGCTCGAGTGCCCCGCACCACGCCGGGAGCAAGTCCCCGCGCTCGGCGAGCACGCGCGCGAACGCGAGCCGGTCGAGGATCGCGAGGCGCTTCGCCGTCACCTCGTCGTTGCGAGCGGAGGCCGCGCTCCACTTCGGGTCGTTGTAGTCAACGCGCTCGAGCGCGAGGTCCAGCTTCGCCCACTCGCGCTCGGTCAATTCCTTCGTGTTCGGCATGGTCGTCTCCCTGTCTCTGGCGCGCCCCCGCGCCGTCCGTTGCTCAGCCCGTGCGGCCCCACCGCACGCCGTCGGGCCGGTCCGCGCGCTCCGTGCGCGCGATCGACTCCGACTCCTGGCTGCTCTCGTGCTCCGCGATCTCCGCGGCGTGCTCCTCCTCCCAGCGGGCTCGCGCGTCCGCCTCGCCCTCCTGCTCCTCCCACGCGTCGAGCGCCTCGCCCGTCGCGTCGAGCCGGTCGTCTGGCCCGCTCACGCGTGCCTCGAGTCGAGGCGGGCGGTGAGCCTCGCGACGTCCGCCCGGAGCGAGTCGATCTCGGAGCGGAGCCGAGCCTCGACCGCGGCGGCGTCGGTGCGCGGCGCGAGAGCGGCGGCCCCGCGCATGTGCTCGCCCGTGTGCCCCCGTTCGCGGTTGCACGCCATGGCGAGGCGACCTACCGGCACGCCGCAACGCGTGTCCGCGTAACGCTTCGCCCGGTCGTGGGCGAAGTTGTGCGAGTCCGGGTGGCCCGCGACCTGATCGCAGCGCAGCCCGTCGCGAACGGTCTCGCAGCGGCCGAGCTTCGTCTGCCGGATCTCCTCGGCTTGCTTCATGGAATCCTCCGAGCCGCGTGGCGGCTGGTTAGGTTCGGATTCGGGATTGCGGGTTTTTCCGCGCGTGCGCTATGCTTCGGACCTATGTTGACGATTGCGGTAACGCAGCTACTTCAACAAGCGCGCGGGAACCCCGAGCCTCTTGAGCCTGGCGGCAATGTCCGTCGTGAGCCGTGTCGGCTCGCCGTAGATCCAGTGGCGGAGCGTCGCCTCGTTCATGTCCGCGGCTCGCGCCGCCTTGTTGATCGTCCCGTGGCGCTCGTCGATCAGCTTGAGGATCTCTTCGCCCCGCGCCGTCGGCGTCAACGTTCTCGGCCGTCCCACGCGTCACCTCGTTATACCTGTAGATTACACAAGCCGGCAATCGAATGCAAGAGGCCGATTCTGTTTTCTGTAAGCCGCGTCTAGGAGGATACATATGTCTGTAAAGCTGCCGCGAAATGCAGAATTCGGAGCACGGTTCTCCCGCGTCGTGGACCGGCTCATGGAGGCCGCCGGGGACGCGGCGCTCTATGCGTGGACGCGCCGGCTCGACCGGCCGGGAAGCCGCGCGATCCTGAGCCGGGTGCAGCGGTGGTCTGAGGGCGTCGTCCCCACGCCGCCCGACCTCATGGAGTTCTTCGCCCTCGCGCGCGTCGTGGACGCGGGCGCGACGGCCGTCTGGCTCAACCTCGGGGACTCCCCGGACGCGCCACCGCCCGCGTGGCTCAACGACAAGACGCTCTCGCCCTACGTCGACGGCGTGCCTCCCCCGGCGAACTCTCCCGCCCCGCGCGGCCGCGCGAGCGCCTGATAAGACCACTTCTGTCGCACAGGAGATCGCCCATGCCGCGCGCCGCCCGTCTCGTCCTCGGACGCCTCGACGCACCCCGCCGGGAGACGCCTCGCCCGGCGAGGCCACGCGCTCGCCTGGTGTGGCGGCGCGACTGCGACGGCGTGACGCGCGGCTACCTCTGCGACGGTCGCCACGACTCGGGCGAGGTCGCGCGCCGCGTCGCATGAAAGAAGAGGGCCGCGTCCACTGCGGACGCGGCCCTCTGCGGAACGGTCTGTAGAGGCTTGCGGCGGCAGGATTCGAACCTGCGACCTCAGGGTTATGAGCCCCGCGCGCTACCGGCTGCGCCACACCGCGGCCCGAACTTTACCCGGACGACCGCTCGCTCGTCAAGGGGTCAGCGACCGCCGCAGGTCCAGCACGTGTGCCAGCCCTTGCCGTCGCACGACCCGCACGGCTTGAACTGGTCCGTGGCCTTGAAGTCTCGGTCGAGCGCCACCTCCATGCCCTTCCCGGTTCCTTCGCACGGCTTGCACTTCTCCATGCGCGAGCCGCGGCACTCCGGGCAGTTGCGTGGGTCCTCTTCGATCGAGCCCTTGGCCGGGGCCGGATTCCCGGCCGGAGCCGTCGCGGCGCCGCCGCTCGAGGAGGGGCCCGCCGCCCCGCCGTCCCGCGTGATCGCGAACGCCCCGACACCGACGAGCGCCAAGACGAGCACGACGACCACGCCTATCGGCACGCCCCCGCTCGGCCGAGCCTCTCCCCTCTGCCTCTTCCGCATGCGTCCCTCCCGCTACAGCCTGCCGCACACGCCGTGGTGGCGCAAGGGCTTGCGGACAATCCTGGGAATTCCGAGAGAGGGGGTTGCGCCGTTTGATTATGTATGCCATAATCAAGCCGTCGCAGTAGGGACGGGGCGCGCGCCGCGGGTAACGACGCGCGCCCCTGACCACGGAACAGAGGAGACTGACCATGACTGACGCGCAGGATACCAAGCTGACCATGACGCGAGCGCAGGCTTGGGCCGCCCTTGAGGCGGCGGGAATCAAGCTCTGGCGTTCGGCGGACGGCAAGAAGACTCGGGCCTACGAGCCCGGCCGCCAGGGCGCCTACATGGCGCTCAAGGACGGGCACCGCAATGAGCGCTGGGCGTCCTATCCGGTCGCGGTCGAAGGCGCTGACAGCGCCAAGGTCTCGGGTCGGTTTGCGGCGGAATGCCGCGACGCCCTGGAGCGGGCTCGCAAGTCCGCCGAGAAGGCGGTGGTCTCGTGAACGCGCAGGCCCGGGAGACGTATACCGTCCGCGTCGTCGGCTCGACCGCGTGGGAGGAGGGCCTGGCCACCCTCGCCGCAGCCGAGATCTCAGCGGCCCAGGCTCGCGACAACGGGCTGCGCGTCGTGATCGTGCGCGAGCCCTCGGGCGAAGTGGTGCAGTCGTCATGGTGAGCCCGCGCGCGAAGAAGACGCCGAAGCGCGGCGGCGCTCGTCCGGGGGCCGGTCGCCCCCGGACGCTCGAGCCTCCCGAGGACGCCCCGAGGATCGTCGTCCGGCTCGACGAGGGGAGCGGCGTCGGCCTCCTCACCTACCACCACGACTACGGGGCGACGCAGAGCGAGGCCGTGCGCGATCTCCTCACCGCCTACGGCGAGCGAACGCGACAGGGCGAGCAGCTCCGCAACGCCGTCGAGTGGTGGCGGCTCGCGAAGGGCAAGCTCTCGCGCCCGAGGTGAGCGACGGGAGGCGGAGCCGTTGAACGTCGTTGCTTCGCCTTCCTGACGACCGAGTGGCCGTTCATGGCCGTTCATGGCCGTTCTAAGTGGCCGTTCTCGACTTAGACGAAGTCCAACAACAACAACAACAGCCTCTCGCGCGCGCGGGGTATTCGCCTGACGGCCCGTCGGATCGCCTTGCCGAGCGACCGTCCGTGAGCGGGAGGATCGTAGGCCCTGGCGGGCCTGTCGGCGAAGTTGTTGTTGACGACGAGAGACGGAGAGAACGACGAGAAGCACGAACGACGGGGAGAAACGCTATTTTACGGATCGGCCGGAAACGACGTCAAGTCACGTCCCGGTCACTCGTCGTGTGACACTTCAGACACTCATGTTACAAATGTGACAATAGGAGACGTGGCGTTTCTGGTGGTGAGCTTGAACCGAACGTTTCCCGTGCTACACTTCGTTCGCCTTGGTCGGCCAGGCCGCGCCCGAAAGGGTCCGAACGTCCGTCCAATCCGCGAGCGAAGTCGCCTCGAGACCTGGCCAGAAGCGAACGGCGTCACGTCGGGACGTGCAGAGGGTCGCGCTGACCCGTAGACCGACGACAGCGAAGTTGAGACCTCCGGGGGATACCTCGGAGGTCTCAGCGTTTCTACGGAGGGCGATCATGCCGGAGGCGCAGGGGGCCCGAGACGAACGTCACGCCCGCCCCGAGTGGGTCGCGTGCGTGGTGCCCGAGGTTGGCCCGGATCACGACCTCTACCGCAAGACGTGGTGCGGCCTGCCGGTGATCGGGTGGAACTTCGAAGGGGCTGACCACGCGGCGCTCAACGGTCGCGCGAAGGGCCGACTCGTCGCCTGCCCCGCGTGCGTCCGCGCGATCACGGCCGGGCTCGTCAACGGTCACGAGGACGTGCCCGGCCCGTCGATCTAGGCGTAGCGTCCCGTCCACGGGTCGGGCCAGCCGCGCGGGACGGCCGTCGTGTTCGATCGCCGCTCCCGGAGATCGCGCGTCGCCTCAGCGAGCATGCGATCGAACGCGTCCTCGGCGAGCGCGTCCGCGATCTCGCGTGTGAGCCGGACGTCGCCGGCTCGCCCTGGCTCGGGAGCGCGTTCGCGGGCTTGGGGTCGCGGTGAACGACGGGCGTGCGTGCGCGGCTCGCCCGAGGGGCGAGGCCGGTTCACGCCGGAAGGCTCTCGGCGGCTCCGCCCGCGGCGAACGCCTCGAGGAGGGCGACGGCCTGCACGAGCTCGTTCCGCAGCGTGTCCGCGTCGGTGGCACGGTCGATCACCACGCGCCACCGCTCGATCTTCTCGGCCAGCTCGGCGCGGGTCACGCCCACTCCTCCACCGCGGCCTCGCCCGGCCGCACGGGCTCCCGGAGCCGAGGCTCCTCGAGCGTGAACCAGCGCCCCACGAGCACGCCCGCGCCGAAGGACATGAGGCAGCACGAGAGGACGTCCAGGGCCGTCCACAAGAGCTCGGCCGCGCTCACGGGATCGGGATCCCGGACGCCGCGAGACCGCCGCGCGCGACCGCGACGAGCACGGCCCCTGCGCGCCGCCCGAACTCCTCGGCCCTCGCCCAGAACGCGGAGACGGCCGCCTCCCCGAGAAGGTGCGCGTAGCTCTTGATCGTCGCCGCGACGATCCGAACCTCCGCCGCGACGTCCTTCCCGCGGAGCGCGTCGACCTGGAGCGCGGCGAGGTCTCGACACGCAGCCTCGAGGTCGCGACGCTGGACGTCCGAGAGGCGCCCCCAGGTCTCCCGCGCCGCGAGGGCGAGGGACGAGAGCGCGTCCTCGGCGAGCGTGTCGGCGAGGCTCACTTCCCAGCTCCGTTCGTCGTGGGCCGTTCGTCGAGCCCGGCGCTGTCCGCGTCCCATGCGCGCGTCAGCCGGTGCCGGCGCTCCTTCTGCTCGGGCGAGAGCCCTGCGTCGGCGTCGACGTAGCGGTCATACTCCGGGCCGATCACCTCGAAGCGCGAGCGGTCCGCCGTGCGGTAGCTGGCGGGCGTCGAGCAGCCCGCGCACGCGAGGACGAGCGCGAGGACGACGAGCCGCTTCATGGCGCCCACCTCTTGCTCTCGGGACCGTCCACCAGGACGGCCACCTGAACCTGGTGCGCGAGCGCGGCGTGCGCTTCGGCAACCAGCTTCTTGCCCCACGCGGCGTCAACCTCGACGATCACGTAGCCCATGAACTGGAAGATCTGAGCTTCTTCGGGCGACCGCATTTCGATCGGGTGCAGCATGTAGTGGAAGCCGCCCATGGGCACGCTTCCCTCGTCCTTCTTAACGGCGAGCAGGGTCACAACCACCTCCTAAGAGCCTCGAGACACCGAAGCGCGTCCCCGAGCTCGAGGAGCGCCCCGACCGTGAAGCCGACGATCACCAGGCACGCGGCCGTCTCGAGCGGCTCGGGATCGCCCGGCTCGCCCTGCTCGGCCGCGTCGCTCACTTCCCCGCGGCGAGCCGGAGTTTGAGCTCGTGCTCCGCGACGAGCGCCTCGAGCCGGCGGATCCGGTCCTCGTGCTGCTGCGCGCTCGCGGTCGCGTGGTCGCTCTGCAACGTCGCCTGGATCGCCGCGAGCGTCGCACCCTGCGCCGTGATCGCCCCTCGAAGCTCGGTGATCTGCGCCTTGAGCTCGTCGGCCGCGCGTGACCCGCCGATCCCCGTGCCGACAAAGGCCACGACACCCGCGAGGAGCGACGTCATGGCGTGGGCGAGAACGGGTGAGCGCGAGATCGCGGGTGCCACGGCCTGCACGATCGCAGACCCCTCCCGGGCGAGATCCTCCGTGTCGACCTCGCTCATGCGCGCGCGCGGGCGCGGCGTCGAGTGAGGAGTCGGCTCCGAGTCGTTCGTGTCAGCCACGGGTCACCTCCGAGGGGGTGGGCGGTCCGGCCGAGACGTCGACCGGGGCGGGGGCCGAGGCCGCGAGGCGAGCGCGAGCCGCCTCGAGGGCCGCCGCCTTCTCCGCCTCGAGCTTCCGGGCCTTCTCCTCGCAGGGAGTGCACTCCTTCCCCGCGGCGAGCGGGGCGAGGTCGGCGCGAAGGCGATCGAGCCGCGCGACCTCCTCGAGGGCCGACTCGTCGAGCTTCTTCGCCTGCGCGTCGTCCGCGTCCGCCTGCGCGCGCTCCGCCTTCGCCCGCTCGCGGAGCTGCGCGGCGCCCGCGCGGAGCGCCTGCGCGTTCTGCCGCGCGAGCTCCTCGTAACGCTTGAGCGCCTCGGTCAGCGACTTGTTCGGTTCGGTCAATGTTCGGTCCTCTCGCGGAAGAGTAGCACTCACCACCGACGCGGCCAAGCTCCTACAGCTCGAACGCGAACACCTGGCCCGCGGCCCCGGCGGTCCCGTTCGCCCCGGCACCGATCCCGTTCGACTTCGCGCCGCCGGCCGCGCTCACCGTCCCGCTGTTCGTGTAGCCGCCCGCGCTCGTGACTATGTAGATCGCGCCGCCGCCACCACCGCCGCCGCCGCCCATGTCCCCGGTCCCGGCCGCGACGTAAGCCGCTCCGCCCTTCGCGAGGATCGAGCCCGTGGCGCTCACCGTCAGCGTCTTCGCGATCACGATCAGCACGCCGCCGCTCGCGCCGCCCGAGCCCGAGCGACCGGAGGCCCCTATCTCGAACCCGCCCGCCCCGCCCGAGCACCCGCCCGACGGGTCGATCGACGCGGTGAGCGTCTGCATGCGCCCGTTCGCGAGCGGAACCTGAACCGTCCAGTAAGGCGGCATGGTCGTGGACGCCGGCCGAGAGATCGCTCCGCCCGTCCCCCCCGTCGCCCCCGACGTCGCGCCGCCGTTCCCGCCGGACCCGCCGAGCCCGGCCGTCGCGCTCGAGCCGCCCGCGCCGTTCCCCGAACTCGTGCGCCCGGTCGCCCCGGCGAGCCCGAGGAGCATGCTCCCGCCGGGCGCCGCCCCGCCCGCCGTGGACGTCGCGTCCCCGCCCGACCGGTCCAGCGTCCCGTCGATCTGGTAATGCCCGTTCGTCACGAGCATGTGCCCGTTCGTCTTGACGGTGTAGCCGGCCCCGATCGTGATCGACGTCCCGGAGAGCGACTGAGAGAGCGTGTAGGTGGTCGAGACGAGCGACGCCCCGGTGACCGCCCCACCCGAGAAGCTGAGGGCCCCCGCCGCGCCGTCCCCGCCGTAGGCGAAGTTGTCCGGCGAGCTCCCGGAGACGGGGGAGCCGTAGATCTCGAGCTCCTGCGTCGCGTGGTTGAGCACCATGGCCGGCGTCGACGTCTCGCGCTCGCCCGTGCTCGACGTGTGGTAGGTGGTGAGCGTGTCACCGACGAGCAACGTCTCGAAGCCGTTCGGGACGTGCCCCGTGCGCGGGTCAATGCACCCGTAGGCGACCGCCGAGTAGCACGCCGCGATCACCGTGCGCGAGCGCGTCTCGGGCACCGTCCCGTCGTAGATCTGCTCGACGCCGACCTCGGGCGGAAGGAGCATGAACCCGCCGTCGACGGTCCCCCCGCAGTAACGACCCCTCCCGGGCGTCTTCGTGAACGGGCCCCAGCCCGTCGAGCTCTGGAGCCCGACCGCCTCGAGGCGACCCGCGACCGGCGTCTCGTTCACGAGCCGCGCCGCGTCCGTTCCGCCCCACGACGTGGCGTTCCGGTAGTCCTTGTTCCCCGGGTGCGCGCTCTGCGGCCGCGCGAGGAGCGCCGGCACAGAGAGCTCGTTCACGCTCTGGGCGTAACCGAGGCACGCCTCGCGGTGGCGCGCGTCGTCGCCCTCGCCGCCCTGCGGCGTCGTGAGCTGCTGCGCGCGCTGCTGGACCCACGCCCCGTAAGCGTCCCGGTCCATGGGCGTCGACTCGACGACGACACCGCCCTGGCTCTGGACGAGAACCACGCCGCCCCGGGCCGGATCCTGCTCAATCGTCTCGACGAGCGGAGGCCGGTAGGGGTTCTGCGGATCGAACGGGTTCGCCGGGTTGTGCGGGTCGTAGGGGTCCAGCGTCCACGGCTGCGGCCCGTCCGGGTTGAGCGGGTCGTAGGGCGTCTGCGGGCCGAAGGGATCGCCCTCGCCGTCCTTGCTCCCGCCTCCGAGCACGCCGCCGCCGCCGCCCGAGCTGCCCTTGCCCGGGCCCGTGGGCCAGCCCCACGTCGGCCCGCCCCCGCCGGGGTATCCGGGCCCGTCGCCAGGAGGCGGGGGAGGAGGGGGAGGCGGCACGATCGCGGAGCGCGTCCACCAGCGGTGGAGGCCGTCCTTCTCGCCGCAGAGGAACCCGTGCTTCGACGCCTGGTCGTAAGAGAGGTAGACCGGGACCTCGACGCCCGCGAGGGGCTTCGTCTTCGGGTAGGGGGCGTCCGAGAACTCGAGCGGCGCGTCGCGCGTCGAGTCGAGGAAGAAGAACGTGGTCTTCCCCGCGAGGTGCGCGGCGTTCATGTGCTCGCCGTCCTCGTTCGTCCCGAGGCGGTGCTTGTCGCCCGCGTGCCCGACCTCGAGGAACGACGAGAGCCGCGCGGAGACCGCCGCGAGCTGCTGCGGGCTCCCCTGCACGGTCGACGTCATGATCCCGCCGGGAGACGGCCCCGAGAGGTTCGGAGCGTCCGCGACCGTGCCGCGCCCGCCCCACCCGTCGCGCGCAAGCCCGAGCTGCCAGGCGAGCGAGTAGCCCGAGACGTCGCCGAAGAGCGGACCAGCGCACGTGTTCGGCCTCCGGTAGACGCGCGTGAGCGTCTGGAGGTTCGCCTTCCGGTCCTTGTCGATCTCGTCGCCGTTCTTGACGTCGTAGACGAGCGTCCCGAGCTCGCCCCGCCCACCCCAGTGAGGCGCGACGAGCGCGCCGCCGCCCGGAAGGAAGAGGTCCTGATAGGTCCCGAGGTCGCTCCCGGGGACGACGACGCCGGGCCACCCCTTCGGGAACACCTGCCCCGGGAACGGCGGCCTCACGTCCTGGACGCCGAGCTTCCCGCGCGTCCCGTTGTCGGGGCGCCACCCGTCCGTCTCCGTCGCGTCGAAGGCCGCGCGCGCGGAGAAGTTGCCCGGGACGTTCCCGCCCGCGCCCTGTGTGACGGGAGGCCCGGAGCTCGAGATCGCCTTCTCGACGAGGGCCGCGAACGCGCCTTGCCACTGCTTCGTCTTCCGGTCGCCCTCGGGCTTCCAGCCGACGCCGACGGCGAAGGGCCCCGCCGTGTTCGGCACCATGCTCTGGTCGAGGAGCCCGAGATCGTTGACCTTCTCCTCCCACTCCGCGGCCCACGGAAGCGGACGCGTGGAGGGGCCATAGGGCGTGCCGTCCACGTCCGCCTTCGCGAGGTGCTTCGCGACGAGGATCCCGAGCGTGATCGAGTCGCCTTGGCTTTGGCTCACGCCTGCACCTCGCGCTGAAGGATCTTCCGAGCGCTCGCGGGGAGGAGGGAGAACGGGTTCGGGAGCACGGGCTCGCCCGAACAGGAGAGGATCGTGCTCGCCTCGAAGGGCGTCACGCGGTGGACGACCGTCTTGAGACTCCCGATCGGGAGGACGTCCGTCATGGGGATCGAGAGCGTCCCCTCGTAGTGGTCGAGGGTCGAGGCGAGCTCGAGCGCGGCCGTCGCCTCCGCCGCGGGCGCGAGCTCCTGGTCGTAGTTCACCGGCACGACGTCGGCGACCGTGCGGGGCTCCGCCTCGAGGTTGCGCGCGGCGTCCGGGTCGAAGGCGTCGAGGATCTTCGTTCGGATCTCGCCGTCGTCCGACCACGCGACGCGCGCCGTGGTGAGCCGGCACCGGAGGTCCTTCGACGGGCCACGCCCTCGCGGAACGTCGCCGCGCGCGCCGAGCACCTCCCACGCGCGCTGGACCGTCACGGGCACGGAGAAGAGCCGAGCTTCCGTGTTCGGTCCGGCCGGGACGCACGAGACGACGAACGAGATCCGCGGCCGCGTCTCGAGGCGGCACAGCGACCACACGAGCGGGGCGTAGCCGTTCACGCTCGTGATATCGAGGCCCGGCGGCGCGACGAGCTTCGCCGGAGCGATCTCCCGCTGGCCCTGGAGGGTGTCAGGCGTCCAGTGGAGCTGGAAGATCCCCTGAGCCGCGTCCTCGAGCGAGACCGTCGCGGGGGCGACCTTCCCGTCCGCGAGGCGCGCGGCCCACGACGTGACGTTGAACCCGGTTTTCACCGTCGCCGCGGCCTTGAGGGACTGGGCATAGGGCAGGATCGCGTGATCGGCGTAGACGGGGGAGGGACCGCGCGTCCCGGTCGCCTGGTCGCGGACGGCCGCGCGCACCACCTTCGCCGACCGGACGCCGGCCCAGAAGGTCGGGTTCGCCCTGAACTTCGTGAACCAGCAGGAGCGCGTCTGGCTCACCCTCGGGCCCCAGACAGTCGACGGCGTCGGGAGGTAGGTCCCGACGTAGTTCCGCTCGAGGGAGCTGTTCATGAACGCGCCGCACACCTTAGCGAGCGTGAGCGGTCCGGGGTTCGGCGTCTGGCCCTCCGCGGGCGAGCCCCACGCGGTGAAGAGGTTCTCGATCGGAGCGATCGAGCCAGGGCCGACGACGCGCGTCACGCTCCCTCGTCCGGGCTCGACGGTCGTGAGGGTCGTCGAGAGGTCGGTCGTCTTCCCCACGTTCTCGACGTAGGGGTCGCGGCGCTCGCGCGTCGCGAGCGGGTCGAAGTCGAGCCGGACCTCGTATTCAGGGTCGAAGAGCCCGCGGTAGACCTCGCCCTCGCGCGGCCTCGAGGCGCTCCAGTCCGCCCACGCGAGGTGGCCTTGCCCCTGGAGCGCGCCGTCGGGGTTGAGTCTCGCGATCACGCCGGCCTCCGCCCCGAGGAGCGCGTCGCACACGTGCAGCGTGCCCGCTAGGTCGACGAAAAGCGATCGAGTCCCGACCGCGCCGAGGGCGCGTGCGAGCCCGGCCGGAAGCTCGTCGTCCACGAGCGTCTCTTGGACCGTGCGCGAGCCCGTGTTCGCGCTCACCGAGTCGGCCGTCCACGTGATCGAGCGTCGACCGTGCTTCGCCCGCGTCGCTCGCCCGAGCACATACTCGAGGAGCGATCGGTCGGTGAACGGCGACCCGGGCCCCTGGAGCGAGTGCGGACGGAACTGGACGTCCGCGATCAGAGTCTGGACCTGCGGAGGACCGTCGCCGATCAGAAAGCGGTCGCCCCCCGTCTTCCGCGCGTTCGCGTCGAACGCGATCCACGCGCGCGTGAGATACCACCGCACGTCCGAGAAGAGGAACAGGCGCTTCAGCGGGTTGCCGGCTCCGGTCGTCCCGAGGAAGACCACGCGCTCGATCTTCTTGTCGCCGAGCGTGAGCGTGAGCTCCTGCCCGATCTTGTCCCGGAACCTCGACTCGAAGAACGCGGGGACCTCCCACCCCTGGACGGGGGCGGCGAGGCCCATGGAGAGCCGCCAGTCATAGGCGGCGTCGATCGGGACGGAGACGCCCTCGATCTCCACCACGTTCTTCGTGCCGGCGCTCACGAGGTCGTGCCCCCCGGCCCGCCGAGCCCGGACGCCTGGCCGAGCGTCGGGCCGGTCTCGAGCGACGCGGCGTAGAGCCAGGACTCCTCGCGGCTCCGCGTGACGACGTCGATCGCCCCGTCGCCCCCGCCGATCGTGCTCGGCTCCACGTCGGGATCCGAGAGGCCGCGGCAAATCCACCCGCCCGCCGCGACGCCGGTGCCGCCCTGCGGCCGCCCCTGCGCGAGCGTGTAGGCGCCGCTCTCCTGAAGGTCGAGATCAGCCTCGGCCGTCCGGCCCGTGTCGACGAGCGAGATCCCCGAGACGGCCTCCCCGGGCTGGAACAGGGGGACGAGCTCCGCGCCCGCGAGCTGCACGACGCGCGCGCTACGCTCGAGCGTGCGCGTGGGGGGCTGCTCGTAGAGGAAGTAGGTGTGCGGCTTCCCGTCACCTCGAGGGACGGGTCGCTTCGCGGGCGTGCGCGCGACGCGCTCCCGGATCGAGAGCGAGATCACGGGCGAGTCGACGACGACGAACGCGAGCTCGGCCGCGATCCTGTTCCCCGCGACGAGGGACGTAACGGACTCGTCCGTGAGGATCACCTGAGCCGCCCCGAGTCGCGTCCGGCAGACCGAGAGCACGCGCGCGCGGAGCTTGCTCTCCCAGAGCGCGCGGAGGTCGGTCGTCACGGTCTTGTCGATCGCCGCTCGGTAGTTCGCCATGCCCGGACGGAGCCGCTTCGGCGTGGTCGAGGTGAGCCGCGCGTCACCCGGCGTCGGTCGCGCGAGCCGGACGTCGAGCTCGAACTTGACGACCTCCGCGAGGTCGGTGGTGTCGCCCTGTGCCTCGACGATCTCGGGGTAGACGCGGCGGAAGGTGTAGAGTTCGCCCGTCGTGTTCGCGCTCTCCTCCTTCGAGGCCGGCTTCGCGTCGAAGTTGCAGCCGGGGGCGAGGGCCGAGAGGGCGGCCGCGACGAGAGTCCCGACTCCCGTCGCGGCGTCGTGCGCGGCCTTCCCCGAGGCGAAGGTCGCCGTCTTCTGGTAGGTGCCGGAGACGGCGACCGTGGCGATCTGCGCCTCGTCGCACGAGAGCGACGTCTCGTAGGACCTGAGCCCGTAGACCGCCTCCCAGTAGGTGCGCTCGAAGGTCCCGGTGAATCCGTGATCGTCCGCGGAGAACCGATCCTCGACCTTCGTCCACTCTCCGCCCGTGACGGTCGACGGAAGCTGACTCGTGATCCACGTGTCGGTCGCGGCCGCCTCGTAGGTCTGCTTCGCCGTCTGCCCGGGGAGAGCCGTCACGGAGCCGCGCCCGACCGCGACGCGGCGGCCCTGGAAGGTCGCGAAGACCTCGAACATGCCCGAGGATCGACCGCCGTAGCCCGACTCGTCGGCGGGGCGCGTGAACGTGAGCGACCACCGGTAGCGGCGGACGTGTCCGGCGTCGTCCTGACTCCCCGTCTTCTCGAGGAGCGGCTGAACGTCGAACGCCGTGAGCGTGCCGGCGTCCGGGTTGAAGTCCTCGACCGTGCGCGAGCCCTGCTGGATCAGGAGCCGTTGATTCGGGAGCCGGAGCGACGCGATCGCGGCCGCGACGAGGGCGCCGAAAGCCGCGTCGTCCGTGTCCTGCGTGCCCGTCGGCGAGCCGAGCCTGAGCACGAACTCGCACGAGAACGATCCCCCGCGGTGGGAGACGCTGAGCTGGTAGCGGTCGCGGTCGCCCTGGAGCTCGATCCCGTTCGCCGCGGCGAGCGCGAAGGAGCCGTAGGTGATCTTGAGCTGGTCGGTCGCGGCGGTCTGAATGCTCACCGGTTGCCCTGCTTCGCGTTCGCGAGCGGGTCGAGACCCTGCTCGTTCACGATCCGGTTGACGGACTCTCGGGCTTCCTGCGCCGCGCGGTTGCGGACGAGGAGGAAGTCCGCAAGCTGGCGGGTCCCGGCTTCGTCGAAGGCGATCCCGTCGCGCGCGTTCTGCTCGGCGAGGGCGCCGAGCTGCCCCGCCGTGGCGTCGATCGGCCGGAACTTCCGCTCCTTCTCCTCGGCGAGCCCGCGCTTCGCGTCCGAGAGCAGGAACCCGAGCGGGCCGAGGGCGCCCTGGGCGAAGTTGATCAGCGACTCCTCCGCGCCGAAGCGTCCCTCCGCGCTCGCGCGCTGCCCGCCCGCGAAGAGCGGCGCCGACTCGTAGCCCGAGCGGTATCCGTCCGCGACCGCGCGCACGCCCTGCGCGGCGAAGCCGACGGCCGCCCCGGCGAGCCCGCCCGCGGAGACGCCGTCCATGATCGCGCTCGAGGCGAACGACCCGAGCCCGCCGCCGAGGCCCCCGAGAGCCTTCCCGGCGACGCCCCCGAGCGCTCCTCCGCCAGCCCCGCCGGCCGACCGGAGCCCGGAAGCGACGCCGGAGGAGAGCGCGTTGCCTCCCTCGGCTCCCGCCTTCCTGAACTCGGACACGACGGCGCGGAGATCCTGGCGGATCTCGTCCAGGTTCAGCCTCGCGCGGAGGAGCTCCTCGTCGTCGTTCGCCATGATCCCTCCCCTCTCACGCGATCGTCGCGGTGCAGCGCGCCGCCTCGGAGTAGACGTTCGGCGAGCCAGCGCCCGTCTCGTCGTAGGAGCCGAAGAGCGCGAAGTAGACGAGCCCGCTCGGGAGGCCCGTCGCCGAGAGAGAGGTCGCCGTCACGCTCGAGAGCGCGAGCCCGGTCCCGTCCGTCGCGCTCGAGGGGTAGCCCGACGCCGAGTAGCGCAACACCACGCCGAATCGGTCGAAGCGCGCGACCGGGAGAGACCACGCGAGCGCGCACGCCCCCGAGCCGCCGGCCGTCGCCTTGAAGCGCGTGGGCGGGTGGTAGTAGGGCGCGCTCTGGAGCCCGTAGGCCTCGACCTCGACGCGCGCGAGGGCGACCGTGACGCCCTCCTCCGGGTTCGCCTCCTCCTCGCCGTTCGCCGCGCGCGCGACCGCCTGGAAGCCGCTCGAGCCGTCGAGCGTGGCGAGGCGCTCCGCGACGCGCGCCGCGACGTCGAGCACGCCCCGCCCGCCCGAGCGTCCACCCGTGCTCGTCCGGTTCGCGCCGACGAGGGCGGAGGATCCCGCGCGATCGGCGAAGCCCTCGGCGACCACGTCGACGGCGAAGCTCGCTCTCGAGAGCCGCCCGGGGTGCTGCGGGTCCGGCGTGTAGCCGAGCGTCCGCACGAGCCCGAAGGGGGTCTGGAGGTTGCCCCAGAAGTGCTCCGGCCCCTTCTGCGAGACGGAGACGGCCGCGAGCACGGGACCGCTCGGGCTCTCGTTCCAGGTGAAGCGCGCGGGGTCGAGCCACCACGCGATCTGTCGCGCGAGTTGCCGGCGGTTCACGTGACGCTCCCGGCGAACCGCGCCGCCCGCTCCGCCGTCCGCTCGAGCGCCGCCCGCACGCGCCGCGCCCCGCCGTCGAAGGGAGCGCTCGCCTCCGCGCCGCCGTCCGCGAGCACGCTCGCGAGTTGCTGCGCGCGGGTGAGGTCGAGGAGCTCCGCCGCGGCCTCGAGGGCGAGCACCTCCGCCTCCGAGAGGTCCGCGTCGATCGGGACCGTCCCGCCGATCCTCAGGAAGCGGTAAGCGCCGACCGCGAGCGCTCCGCCCGGGTGCGCGGCGCGCGTCTTCGCGTCGACCTGGGCCGCGAGGCGGCGGAGGAGGGTCGGTCCGGTCACAGGGCGAGGTGCTCCATGAGGTCGATCTGGTAGGGCGCCTTCCCGGTCGAGTCGGGCGTGCAGAGACACACGACGGGGAAGAGGCCGTCGCGCTCGAGGTGGAGCGCGAGGTCGGTCGTCTCCTCGAGGAGGGCGACCGGGCGCCGGATCAGCACCGCCATGTTCCGAGGGTCGAGCGGCGAGAAGAGGAGCGGCGGGAGGGCGACGAGCTTCCCCGGCCACTTGAGGTTCGTCGCGCTGTTCCCGGCGATCCCCTCGAGGCGGCACATGCCCGGGATCCCGTTCGGGCCCGTGCCCGTCTGCACGCGGGGGAAGAGCTTCGGGAGCGTGTCCGTGTCGCGCTGCTGGAGCGCGAAGGCGATCGCCGGCTCCTGCCCGGTCACGTAGACGTCGAGCGTGGTGCCGAAATACTCGGACACCTGGCGCATGTAGCGGAAGCCCCAGCGCACGACGACGTCGCGCACGAGCCCGACCTCCGTCCCGCCGTGGGGGAACGCGTCGGGGTAGAGGGCCGTGGGGTCGAGGACGAGCCGTCCCGGGTTGCGGGAGAGCGCGTCGGCGAGCTTCTCCGCGCTCACGGGTCAGTAGTCCGAGATCGTCTCGCCGCCACCGGTCGCGCTCGGGAGGGAGATCCCGTAGTAGCGGCCGATCGAGCGCGCGATCGTGGCGTCGGAAGAGATCGAGTCCGTGAACGTCCCGCGGTCGCCGTAGGTCCACGGCGTGCGCCGCGAGATCGGGAGGACGAAGTGCCCGCGGTAGGGGTTGAAGCCGCGGAGGAGCACGCGGTCGATCAGGATCGAGCCCGTGGTCCGCGTCCAGACGATCTTCACGTCGGGCGCGTCCTCGAACCACGAGGAGGGCCAGAGGTCGGCGTCCGAGGACGTCGGGAGCTTGAGCACCTGCCAGCCGGTCTGAGCCGCCGCCGTGACGGAGACGCTCTTGCCCCCGAGGTGAAGCGCGAGCGTGCCCGTGCCCGCCCCGGAGAACGTCCCCTGGCTCCGCGTCCACGCCACCTCGAGCCAGTAGGGCCGGTCGAACGACGGGACAATGTTCGCGACCGAGAGAGCCTGCGTGAGCGTGCGCGTCAGCTTGATCTCGAGGCTCTTCGGAGACGTCCCCTCCTTCTCGGGGGAGGCCTGGTAATACTCCGTCGAGTTGAACGCGTAGTCGGTGCCGTCGCCGATCACCGCCGTCGAGCTCGTCCACCCGGGGATCGCCGTCGGGAGAGCGTCCGTGCCCGAGCGGTCGCCGAAGCTAGCGTTCTGGAGGAGCGAGTCGTCGCCGTTGATCGAGGAGAACTCGCGCTCGTCGCCCGAACCGCGCCCGGAGGTGCCCCACTCGAGCTCGTCGACGAAGGGGAGCGGCGAGACGCGCCAGACTTCCTTCCCGGGCTTCACGCCGCCCGTCTGGTCCTTCACGACCTTGCAGGTGTAGGTGTCCGGGCAGTCGGCCTCGAGAGGGAAGCCGTAGGCGTCCGTCGTGACCCGTCGGAACTCGCCGTCGCCGACGTAGGGCGAGCCCGACACGAACGAGCCGCGGGTGAACTCGCGAGCGTTCACGCTCTTCGAGTTGATCCGCATGTATTCGTAAATATCCCGGAGCTGCGCGTCGGCCGATCGTGCCGCGCTCTTCACTTGCGCCGATCGCGCGATCACTCCGATCAGAGGATCCATGACCGTGCGCGCCGCCGCGCGGCCCACGTTGTTAGACGCGTTCGATCGGAACGTCTGGAGCGCGGCGGAGGCCGCGGCCGCCTCCGCGCCCGACGCCTTCACCGCCTCCTCGTAGGACCGGAGGAGGCTCACCACGTTCGGGGAGTCGGTGCCGCCGAAGCTCCACGCCGCGTTGAAGAGCTTCATGGCGGCCTTGAGCTTGACCCAGCCCTCGTCGAAGGTCGGTTCGGCCATGGTCTACGCCCTCCCGCGCGCCGCAGCGCGCACGATCTTCTTGAGCTCGGCCCGGTCGGCCTCGGTGATCGCGACGAACGTGCGCCCGCGCGTGGTGACGGTGAAGCTCGAGACCTTCCCGCCCGCGATCCGCGCGAGCCGTCGGAAGCCCGGCGTGTTCCCGAGCCTCTGGCGAAGCCCCGGGAGAAGCTTCCGCAGCTTCGCGGCCGTGCTCTTCTGGACGGGGATCGTCGTCGTCCCGCCGTCCTGGAACTTCTTCGCGTAGGGGACTCGCGAGCCCACCACCACGACGTCGCCCCGGACCTCGTAGAAGCACGCCGCTCGGAGGCGCCCCGTGTCCATGCCGGCGGGTCGAGCCTCGAAGCGACGCTCGGCGATCGAGCCGCCTCGCTCGAGGTCCGAGAGGATCCCGGCGACGTTCGGGACGCCGCGCGGGACCCATGCGCCCTTCCCGTCTCGGCCCTGCTTCGCGAACGCCTCGCGCGCCTTCGCCACGAGGTAGCGGCCCGCCCTGTCGAGGGCGAGGCGCTGAACCTCGCCGCGCGGGGCGAAGCGTTGCTCGAGCTCGCGGACGGTGGTCACGATCAGCCCCCGTCCGTGCGAGTGCTGCGGCGCGTGCCGAAGCTCGAGGGCGCGCGCGGCACCAGCCCGTCGAAGCGAGACCGATCGGCGTCCGGGCGCTCGCCCGAGTCCGGTCGCGTGGAGGTGTAGGGCGCGTTCGTCCCGGGCGAGAACCAGCGCTGGCCCGTCGCCTCGCTCTCGCCGAAACGCTTGAGGGCCGCCTGCCAGGACTCGAGGGCGGCGCGAGCTTCCGCGCCGAACCCCTTCCGCTGGATCAGGTAGCACATGGTCCCCTCGACGCCGAGGGGGACGTGGTTGGCGCTCGACTCGTCGTAGGCGATCCCGGAGACGCGCTGGAACTCGGCCTTCGCGTCAGCGACCGCGTAGCCGAGCACGGCCGTGTCAACCGTGCCCGCGGAGGTGCCCTCGGGCGTGTGGTTGGTGAGCTGCACCAGCCGCGAGGGCGGGATCCTGTTCTGGACGTCCTGCGCGAGGGTCAAGCGTCACCTCCGCTCTGACCGCTCTCGGCGGTCAGAGGTCCTCGCCGTCGGAGTCTCCCCCCTTCGGGAAGGTCTCCTCGAGCGCCGCGTTCTTCTTCGCGTTGCGCCGCTCGCGCTTCTCCTCGGGCGAGCGCGGGGCGCCGCCGCGGTCGTTCACCGGAGGCACGACGGGCTCGGGAGTCACGAGCGGGGGCGGGGTCGGGTCGACGTCCGGCATGGCCTCGACCGGGACGCAGTAGACGAACGTCCCGAGGGGGACGTCTCCGGGCTGGTCGCGGTGGCCCTTCGCGCGCTTGTCGTGGATCGTCGCCGCGAGCTCGGTGCCCTCGCGCGTCTTGCGCCAGCGGACCACACGGTGCGCCGCGGCCTTCGCCACGCGCTCCGGGAGATCGTCCTCGTGCTCGAGGTGGAGCCCCGGCTTGTGGACTTCGGCGCCGCCCGGGCCCCAGCCGCTCGAGAACTTCTGGAAGCCGACACCCGCGAGCTGGCAGGTGGAGAAGGGGGCGTTCGGCTTCACGCCGACGTGGAAGGTCTTCACGATCGAGTCTCCTGCGAGGACGGCGACGAGAAAGGGGCGCCCTCGAAGGAGGGCGCCCCGGAAGCCGACGGCTCCCCTCCGCAGTGGGGGAGCGGCGTCGGCTAGTTGTTGACCTTGACGAAGCCGTAGGGGAGGTTGAGCCCGATCCCGAACGACATGTCCCACTGGATCGAACGGTTCTTCGTCCGGCGGGAGTTGTCCGAGTTCAGCATGTCCTCCATGTTGTCGCGGAGGGGGGCGCTGACCTGCTGGAAGAACGGCTTCACGTCGACCCCGTCGGCGGCGAGATACCAGTCGTTGTCCGTGATCTTCTGCGTCGCGATCAGGGTGACCTTCCACCCGTTGTCGAGGATCAGGTTCGACCGGGTCGCTCCGCCGACGTTCTCGGAGGCCGCGACGTTCTGCACGACCTGGACGTTGAGCCGCTGCGCGAACGCCGCCGCGAAGAAGTCCGAGGCCGCGACGCCGTGGAAGATCGTGACGCCTTCCTTCAGCATTTCGTCGGACCAGAGCTCCTCGCCCTCGAGGTCCTGGAAGGAGAGGATCCGCTCGAGCGCGGAGTAGAAGTCCGCCTGGATCTGCGCCGGGGTCGTGCCCGTGCCGGTCACGATATTGCCGCCCGAGACGCCGAAGCGGTTGGCGCCCGCGCCGTCGGTCGCGGAGAGGAGCGCCGCGCCGTCGGGAGCGTTCGGGATCGAGGGGAGGAGCTTCCCGTCGGTCGTCCCGTTGACGATCTGCCAGAAGCAGCGCCACGGGAGGCGGGCGAAGTTGCGCCCGGCCTTCTTCGCCTTGACCGTGAGGTGCTTCGTCTGGTCGTATCGCTCGTCGTTCTCGTGCCAGTCGATCGCGATACCCCAGTCCCGGTTCGCGACGCTGAACTTCTTCGCGCCGAAGGCCGCGCGGGGGATCTCCTTGCCGCGCTGCCAGTAGGCCGGGTGAGGGGCGCTCTCGTCGTAGGCGTAGGTCTCGCTCTCCGCGTCGCTCGGGACGTCGAGCTCCATGACGGGGGAGAGCATGGCCTTGACGTCCTTCCATGCGTTGTCGTAGGTGTCGACGAAGTTGTTGCGGATCCCACGCGCGAGGACGTTTTGCGCGTCGATCTGAACCGCGGGCTGACCCATGGCGTCGGGCTCCTTGTGTTG